AGGCTTTGCTTGAAATTTCTTAGGCATAACTACTGACTTAGTTGTAAATGGCGTTGGTCTATCTAGCTTCTTAGATAGTTGTGCAGCTTCCGCTTTAACAACCTTATGTCCCACGTTATTAATAGCGTTAGCCATAGCTGTTGGTGCGTGTTTCTTTTTAAACAAACTAAGCTCTTTCTTAACTTGCCTTTCATTTGTTTTTATTTTAATAGATACAGTCATAGTTCCTCATAATGTGCTATCAACTTATCAATATACCATTTAGCCTTTTGTAAGTCTTGTATGTTAGCGTTCTTCATACGATGTCTGTGTATATACTTTATAGCTGAACCCTCTAGATAACTAGGAAATTCAGACCCAAGTTGTTGTTTGATGTACTCAATACACTCTACCTTCCCATTGTTATAATGCTTCGGTGCTGAAACTGGGTCATGCTTTTTCTTTTTAATACTCATGTTTACTTTTCTCCTTTTTGTTAATTTATCTTCAGTGTTCTGAAACGACCACTCAAAGAATCTATCTATCGCTTTTCCTATCATCTTTCTTTTTCTTTTTCTTTTTCTTACCAAAGATAGCTTCATAGTTATCTTCATATTTCTTTGTGTTCTCAGGTCGTCTAGCACTACCCTTACCACCATGCCATTTAGTCATAACTTATCCTTTCAAAATTTACAGTCTTATCTAGCTTAGATAACAACTCTTTTGCTTTCATAAAGTCTGATGGGATGCATCTTAGCAATTCCTCTACACTAAAGATCATCATGTCAGGCTCATCTTTATGTATCCTGTTTAAGATTGGCTTCTCATCATCAGTATCACAAACTATTGCTGTTTTCTTATCAAAGTTAAAACATCTTGTATTTGGTTGTATTCTTGTATAACCACTCTCTTCACATTTCTTGTTAAGAGCATCAAGAGCTCTATGCATCATTTCAACCATTTGTAATTTCTTTTTTATATGACCATCATGCATTGTATCTTTTAACAACATTTCAGCTTTGCAAAACTTAATCTCAAACCTAACACCAACCATCTTAAATATTCTTTTTCTACTACCCCACCTTATATATGTCTCAGATTCATAATCTCTAAGCTCTTTTAGCTTTGTCTCTAAAGTTTCATCTAAATATGTTTTCATACGTAATCTCGGAACATTACACGGAACGGAAGGAAATATCTAAGATATATTTCCCTTCCTTCCGCGTTATTATATGTTTGCTCGGAACTAATTCCGTGTAAATTCCGTGTTAGTTCCGTCATACTTCCTTGGGGAAATTTGGTTCTAGCTTAGAAAACTCTGCTGATTGATAACCCAACTCAGGATTATATTTAGCATATTTATTATCTTTCAGCCAAATTAAAGACTTACCAATAGTGTCAGTCTTTTTATTTTCACCATTTTCATCTTTTACTGTTAAATCTTTTGCCCAAAACCACTCTTCATCAGGTGCATTTTTATTTTTTATATATGCTTCGCGTTCTAATGCATCTAGCACTATTTTCCTTGCAAAACCTATACTTTTAGCTTTCTTTTCTATTTGGTGCTCTGTTTCTTTTAAATATCCTGATGTTAAGTTTAGTCCTTCTCCTTTTATTTGTACTTCATGAAATATAAGGCTCTTTTTAGCCATACCTTGCCCATCTTTATTCAATGTCTGCTCAAAAGATACAAGCATCTGCTCATCTACAAAACCTGCAATATGTTGATCATCTCTTTCTACTTTAAACTCATAATCTAACGATGCACCCATAACACTTGAACCTCTACCTCTAGATGCATTGCCATGTCCTGTATGATGCACTAAACATACACAGCACTTGTATTTAGATATAAGCATATCTAGCTTGTTAATAAAATTACCTACATCTTCTGCTGAATTCTCATTACCTGAAAAATTACGCTGAAACGTATCAATAACTATCATACCAATATTACCAGCTTCTAAAATTACTTCTTCTATTTCTTCTTCTAATGCATCAAAATCGTCAGTGTCATTTATTCTAAAAGCCTTGTCTGATAAATATAAAGGTATTCCAGCTAGTACTTTATATTTATCTTGGTCTAGTGCTTTTAATCTACGCTTAACACCACGTTGGCCTTCTCCGCAAACATACATTACTGGCTGTCCATTTGCTTCGTTACCATAAAAACTTTTAGCACCTGCTATTGATGCAGCCATGTCAATTGCTATAAATGACTTACCGCTTTTAGGTGCGCCAAATATGCACATCAATGATTCTTTCTCTACAACGTCTTTTATTAGCCAATCAGGATTATCTACTTGTTCAAGTAATGCATCAGCCCTAGTAAACCTAGCACCTAAACGTGGTGATTTGCTTATAAAAGATTCAAATGTAATATCCTCATTAAAATCTAACCTTTCAGCAGCATCCCATAAATCATCTTTATCATTGAAACTTTCTGGTGGCGTTACAACCTTAACTTTGCATTTATTCTTTCTTAAATGTTTTTTAATAGCTAATGCACATTTTTTCCCAGCATCATCATTATCAGGCCAAATAATTATCTCTCTTCCGTATATTGGACTCCAATCAGCCTTCTCCCAACTATTTACCCCACCATGCCAAGTAACACAATCGCCTTCATATATCTTTTCTGCACCTAATAAAGCTTTTTCACCTTCGCAAATGACTATAGGCTTATCTTTATGCTCTTCAGTGTTTTTAAAATATATTGGCATATCCCCTTCAGGTCTTTTCATTGACCAAGAACCATCAATGTTCTTTATAAATGGTGCATACTTTTGCTTTATATGATGCCCATCAGGAAACCTCATAACCCAAAAGTCATTAGCGTACTGCAACGCCACAACTGCTTGTTTTAAAAGGGTTCCCATCTGTTTTCTATCAAATGATCTTGCATTGCCCTTGTTAATGCCATTTGGGGGAGTCACACTAACACTGAGTAAGGAGTCAGAGGACAATGCTTGATCATAACCAAACTGTTTTAAAACTGTTGTTACATCTTCATTTAAATATTTTATTAAATCTACAACCCCACCACCAAAACCACCTTCAAATGTATAAAAAGTGCCTTTCTCTAGGTTAAGAACCATACTGCCATGAGTACCCCATCTCATTTCTGTAGATGAGATACTCTTAGGCTCACCTAGAAGCTGCTTTGCAACTTCAGGTGCTATTTTTACCCAATCAACAGACTGCATCAGAAAGGAATATCATCGTCAGATAGTTCAGATGTCTTTACTATCATGTCATTCACTTTATCTGCAAGACCTTCATTAGGTGATACAAAACCATCATCATCATCTGCTGGTGCATCAGGGTCTATATACCAGTCAGGTACTACATTGCCATCAAATCTATCTGCCCATTTACTGAACTTGAATGAAAGCTCTGATGAACTACCCATGCCTACTTGTATGATTTTTGAACCAGTAAACTCTACAACTGGCAACTTGCCTACATTGTTAGCTCTATCATTCCAAAACAAATCTAGAATGCTATCAAAAGCACTAGTTTCAGCAAAAGTAAATCTTTGCCATAGATAAGCATGTTCTGCACCATGTGGCATTACCCAACAAGAAAAGGCTCTTTTCCAATCCTCATCAGGTTTAGGCTCAACTGAACCAAACTTTGCATCCCATTTATATTGGAAACCATCAGCCTTTGTGTACCTACCCCATCCTGATTTAAAAGTTTCAGGGTCTAGCTGTAGATATTTAACATCAACCTCAGTTTCACCATTAGCATAAAACTTCTGACCCATTGTTTTGAATCCTAAGTAGATTTGCTGTTTATTTTCGGTATTTCCCATACCACCTAATATACTCATATATTCTCCATTTAATGTATCGTCAAATTCTCGATACTGTTTATATAATCAGTTTCAAGTTGGGTATAACACCTTTCCTTAAAACCCTCATAATCCTCATCGTTTATGATTCCTAAGAACTCACATGCAACTTGGATTTTATTGTAGGAACTCCTACAAAACTCTTCAAAATCTTCCTCAAATAAATAACTATTTAAGTCCATTCGCCTTTTGTACGACTTCATCTAACCTCGCACATACTTCTGATAGCGGACACATATAGTATTGTTCCCAATTCTTTTTATATCCACTTTCCATTAGATATAGAGGTATCACACACATAATTTTGCGTCTGTCATACTTATAAATTAAAACTGGTATTAAGTTATCGTTAGCACTCTCTACTGCTTGATTCCACCAGTCGTTTTTAAATACATCACTTCTGCCATTACCTTTGTATCTTTTACATTCTATTGCTAAGTTACCCCAATAAATATCAGCCATGCCTTTTGTTTGGTATTGATCTAAATTTCTTTTAACAGTCTCAGTGCTACCTTTAGATGCAAGATAAGTATTAATCTTTTTGCAAATCACTCTTTCAAAAGCTGCACCTTTTGTTCTGCTGTTAATTGGCATTTACTATGATCTCCTTTTTACCAGTATCGTGGTAAGTAATAGTTAAAGTGTTACCTTGTTTTACCTCAGTGTAACCAGCACCATTGTTTACATGGATATACCACTCATCCCTTTCTTTATTTAGCTTTAGTCTTTGCAGCTCTACTATGTCTTTATACTGAGTCATAGCCTTTCTCTGCTTCATAAGTAACCATGCCAAGTTTAATTAGCATCTGACTAGCTTGTTCTATTGTTAAGTTATTTTGTATTGCAAAGATTTTAATGTCTTTGTGTAGCTCTTCAGGAATCCAAAGTGCCTTTTTATTTTTATCATCCATTGTTTTGACTCTCCATATTTATATTAAAATTTATTTCATAATAAAGCAAAGACTTTATTACATCTTTAGTTAAAAACCTTATACTATCTATAAGGGCATTTGATAAACTCTCCATACTCTTAAATACTCTCATTATCTATTTGCCCTTACCTACAACACCAAATCAATAACATTAGCACTATTATAAATACTCAAAGGCTTACCCTTTTTGTATTCTTTAAAGTCCTCTAAGTATGTCTCCATAATTGACCAGCCAAAATCCATCTGCTCTTTAGTCATTCTAAATACTTTAGATGCATAAGGATAAGTCTTTTCTTGAGCTACAAACACAAATGAGTCTACTTTATATCCAGCAGCTTCCATACCACGTCTATAGTATGCTGCTTGTAAATCATATCTAAACTTCTTAACTGACATTGCAAAAGAATAAGGCTCAACTGATTGAGTTGTTTTATAGTCCACTATAACTATCTCATCTTTAGAGTTAGGATTATCTAAAGGCGGACATATCAAATCAGGTCTACACTTACACAGCACATCATCTTCATACCAGTAAAAACTGCTCTCAGCCACTTTGCCTTTAGCATCAAGATAAGCATTACCTTCATAAATCATCTTATCCTTCATACTAAAAATAGTACTTGCAACATCTTCATGTAACACTATACGATCATATGATTCGTGTTCAGCCTTCTCTTCTTTATATGCTTTTGTGTAGGGTGAGCCACTCATGACCCAAACTTCTTTATCAAAGGCTTCCTGACCTTCTACAAGCAAAGAATGTGCTGCAGTTCCAAACTTCATGGCTGATGTTGTTTCTTGTTGATGCTCTATTGCATGTAATTGTGATTCACCAAACCTTCTAATAAAACTACTGCTAACACCAACACCTGCATGATAGTCTTTATTAGGTATATCTTTGAATACCCATGCTTTGCCACGTTGCTGAGACTGGTATTCTTTTAGCTCTTCTATCATTGCACTATACCCATAAGGTACATGATCTCAGTCAATGATTCTCTGACTACATGCTCAGACTCACCAACTTGCACTTTAGTTTCACCAGTTAAGAAGTCTTTGTAATAACCTCTTATTTCTCTTTTTGGTAGTCTGATTTGACCAGCACCTACTATGTTAAATGTTACTTCGTTTGTTTGCATACTAACTCCTTATTTAATTAATATATAAATATTAATGCATAAAAATATAAATAGCAAGTATTTATTTTAAAGGATTTAATACTGGCACTTGGCTAAGTGTATCTAAGGTTTCTTGTAAGGAATCTATTTCTAGGGTTGGGGTAATTATCTTTTTATCAAAGGTAAAGTAGGTTTGCGAAGTAGTATTTGGCTTGAAGAGAATTCGCTTATGTTTTTGGCTAAAGAAAACGAAAGCAAGAATATCACAATGATAATTCTTATAAATCTCTGACATTGACCTTGATGTTTCAGATGCAAAAGTGTATTTGCCTTGTCTTGACTCTCTTCTTGTTTTGACTTGTATTGTGTATTTTGCATTATTTATCTCAGCTAGGATATCTGCTGGGTGCTTGTCTTGCGTTGGATAAACAAAGTCAGCATATTCCAATAAGAATGTTTGTACTAAGGATTCTCCTAAAGCACCAAGTCGAGAATTACTTTGGTGGTCTTCCGATGTCTTTTTTGGCATCTTTAGTACACAATGCTAGTTGTCGTGAATTGTACGATGATCTATTGGGTAGCTGCACATGATAACGAGAATCTAAAAGCTCTTCTGATGCTTCTAACCACATTCCCATTTCCATTAAAGCTCTTGTCCTTCTAAAGTTCATAAAACCATTTATGCCAATATTAAATACTAGGTCTATGCAAACCATTTGTGCCTTTTCAGGAAAACTACGCCAAACTGCCCAATGTTTATCTAAATTTTTTATAACTCTATCTATGTCGTTTTCTAATAAATACATAGCTTCATCTTCACTAATACCATTATCAGTTAAGTTCCTACCTACACCTATGCTTGTTCTAGGTGGCTCTGCGGTACATTCATATAAGGTACACATTAAACCTTCATGCCTGACTAGCATTTCTTTTACTTTATCGTACATATTATTTGCTATGAACTCCTTTTGTTTTTTCAAAGGTTCTAAGTGATGACATCCCAAGTAGGGATAAAAGAATTGTAGTAAGTTGCGAAAAATCAAACTCAAGAGCTTCAAGTTGTAAATCAACCCCACTAACTACAGCTATCCAAGTTGCAATAGGCAATAAACAATAATGTACACCCAAAGAAAATGAACAAATCCAAAGAATAGAAGGTCTTGCTCCTGATATAAACCAGTTCCTGTTTTTCGCTTCTTCAGCATTAAGGCTAATTTGTGCCTTATCAAGCGATATAAGTTCTTTTTGTAAATCATGTGATAGTTGTTCTTTTAAGTCTTTATCCTGAACAAATTTGTCCAAGACGTTGTTTGCTACTTCAGCAATTTTGGTAATGCTCAAAACGTGCTTTTTACTATTAGGGTTATTAAAGAAGCTACAATAGTTGTAAGACCGCCAAGCAGCCAAATCTTAGTACTATCTACTGACTTTTGTAATGCATCAGTTTTGCGATAAATGGTCTTCCAACGCTCTTGACATATTGCATCATGCTTAGACAAATCCGATGCTACTGATGCGATAGTCTTTCTTGTAGCCATTATTCTTCCTCTTTTACTTCCTCTTTAGGTAAAGTTTTATCAAAGGCTTCAATCAATATGTTTTTATGATTATTAATCATGTTATACAGATTGTAGCTTCTTTGTAGCTCTGCTAGTTCTCTTCCAGCTACGTTTAATTCAACAGCTAAACGGGTTTGC